AATATTATAACGGTGGCGAGCTAAGCTCCGGCGTAGCTAAGGCTGCTGCGTAGCGTAGTGGTTTCTACCCTCCCAGGGGTACACACCGCCGCGCGTGTCGCAAATTGAGGTCGGGATCAGCCTGTATCGTCTTCTCCGGGGAGTTTTGGAGAGAGAAGGTTTACTTTTTCAGGGCACTCCCACGCGCCTACCAGACACATCTTTAAGGGTAAAATGGGAAATTCACTAATAAGTGTCTCCAATGTCCCCGATTGTCTCCAATGTATTGGAGACAATTTACCTATTGGAGACAATTTTTTCACCTTCCATATTAACCAGCGCAGTAAAAATAAAATAATTACCGCGGTAATTATTTTTTAACAGTTTTAATGGCATTTAATTTATGTTTTAGAATTATTTAAATTCATTTATTTATTTTTATTTCTTCTTGTTTCTTTTTGTTTTTGTTCAGTTTTAACTTTTAATTTTTTTGTTTTTTCCTTTTCAATTCTGTCTATTTATTTTATAAAGGTTTCCATTGATATTGTTTTTCGTTTTCGTTGCCGCTGCGCGGCCATATTTTCTGAATAGATATTTATTTTTGATATTTGTTTTTTTATTTCTTTTTTTATATTTTTCTTTTTTTTTTCTCGTTTTCTTGTTCATCTGAATGAACATTTTCTTTTCTAATCATACATCCACATCATTCCAGTCACAGATCCACTTACAAATGAAAGAGCACAGATTTGACACGATCATTAATCACATCCACATAACACATATATTTTCAGCTATAAGTAACGACTCAAATGAATATATTTCCATCAAACAAATATGACTATATCATATAGCAACAATAGAGGAATGATGTTCATCATCCAAGTCAGGCTCAGCTCAGAAATACAAATCACAGTTGAGCTAGAGATGTATTCAACTAGATCACCTGCTCTAGTTAGGCACAAATTCTCCATCCCATACGGACATAATGGCATCATACCACCATTCAATTTCAATGCTTTAGAGGAAGGTATCAAGAACTTACTAAGGATCATGTATAAAGATTCAACAATAGAAGAGATCAAAGCAGAAGACATGGTTGAAATCATAGATATGATGATGCAACAAGAGGCTCCAGTAATAGACATCCAAGTAAACGACGAATATCGTGTATACAAGCATGTAACCGTATAAATGTGTATTTATACGGACTATGTATAATGTAATTTTTCTTAAATGAATAATAATGGACTTGATAAATAATATGCGATTTTGATATAAAAGCCCAATATAACGGCCCACTCATTCGGCCCACTCACGTTTTCCAGATCTGTTTTGTGTGTGGGGCCCACACAAAACCCCAAAAAATCCGCTCGCCACCGGT